CCTCGAGGGTTTAAACATCACGTCAGGGTGTTGTCTCGTTGATGAGTGTCAGACGCTCGATGAAGAGGTGGCCCACAAAGCTCTAGGTCGTCTTCGCTCAGGGCCATCACCTATCATGATCTTGGTGGGCTTGCCGGTCGCTGATGCTTGGTGGTGTAGGCTAGCCGAGACATCAGGCTGTGAGCCGAAGCTATACACGAGCTATGTCAATCAGGACAACCTGAGCGATGAGTGGTTTGAGGCCACCAAGCTACTCCCTGAAGCTGAGCGTGAGGCTATGGTCATGAATCGACCTAAGCCACCAAGCGGTCTAGTCTACTCTGAGTTTGACCCCTCAACGATGGTCATCGATGGGTGGGAGTACAAGCCAACTATGAGCGCTCGGATTGCGATTGACTGGGGATTTAGAAAACCCTCAGTGATCATCCTCGCCCATGATGAGGAGCTCAACGCTGATGTCATCTGTGCTGAGTTTAACCCTGCAGAGGTCACAGTCAAACAGCTCGCCCAACTCATCCTCTCAGTTGCTTGGCCACGTGCGCTGCAGAGCTCAGCACCCGGTGAGAGGATATGGCTAGACAATGGAGCCGCTGACAAAGCCGGCAAAGCGCGCAACGATCAGACAGGCGCATCAGCATTTAGAGCAATGCGAGCAGCTCCCCCCAACGGTTTAGGCATGCCACTTAGATCGACCACTGACGCCATCCGCACCGACATACTCAACGGTGTAGGCAAACTCAAACGCGCATTCACTCGGCGTCAATACCTCATCACTCGTGAGGTGTGGACTCAGGGCGAGCGCGTGAGCGGTAACTCAATCAGAAAGGCTCTGCTCTCATACGCTTGGGAGCGCAACAAAGAGCAACCGAGGAAAGATGGACGCGAGGACCCTCTAGACGCTCTGCGCTATGATTGCATCATGTGGAGATGGGCAGACGATCAGACTGTTGATCAACGCCGGTATCAGGGCAGGGCTAAAACCAAGTCACGCCGCGTTAAGGTTGGCGGTTCAAGGACAAGGAGTTTTTGATACAACATATTCAAGGGCGTAGTATAAAAGCTTGGAATGGAGGTGAACATGGAGCGAGAAGAGGAGACTTACAAAGAGCGCTGTCTGTGCGTTGTCCTGCTCGACCTCATCGGCTCCACTCAGTTCGTTGAGCGCTTCGGAGCTTATGACGCCGCGCGTTGGTTTCAGTATCACGACAGGCGAGCGCGAACACTTATACAGCGCTTCAACGGTCGAGAGATCGATAGGTCTGATGGTTTTCTCATCTCTTTTAACCGCCCTATTGATGCAGTTAATTTTGGCTTATATTATCAGATGACAGTTCCTCAGCTCACCAAGCTCAATGCTAGGATCGGCATTCACTGGGGGCCTGTCGTCGAGGTTACGCAGCGTGAGCTTGATGTTGTCGTTGGTGCTAAACCCGTCGAGCTTGAGGGGCTCACTAAAAATATTGCCGCGAGGACGATGAGTATATGCATGGCCGGTCAAGTGCTCCTCACTCGTGATGCTTTTGCTTTGGTGCGCTCACGCTCTAACTCGATGACGCCAAAAGACACGCGCTTCTCATGTGTCGGGCTGTACAAGTTCAAAGGCGTGAGAGACTTGCAAACGCTCTACGCGGTCGGCTGTGACATTAAAGTTTTACAGCCTCCACCAGGAAACGCCAAGGTCACACGAGTTGGTGGGCCTAAGAGGATCAGGAGCAGGGCTAGACATCGCAAATGGTTTGAGTGGGCTGAGTGGTTGCTCTATCGTCTAGCGCTGATCAGCTTTGGCTATATCGTCGCTCACATGTACCCCTATTTGAAATACAAATTCTCACCTCTAATCAATCGACTGATGGAGATTTATGAGCACTATAGATGAAGAAAAACGCACGCTCAGAGGTTGGTGGTTTAGCGTTGCATTCATGCTGCTTGTAGTTGGGCTGATCGTCTTCTTGGCTTATGTGGACATCGTCAAAGAAAATCGTGACATCCTCATTGGAATCATCGGCATGCTCACCGGCTCAATCTCATCGATGCTAGCTGTGGCCTCAGGGCGTGACCCTGCCGAGGTCGAGCAACTCAAAGACGATTTAGCGATCAAAGAGGCGGATAGACAGGCACTTATCGCCAGACTCAGAGACGCTCACATTAATAGTCAACTTAAGTCAGATATGCTCATGGAGCTGCAGACCGCTATGATAAATCAGCTAGCAGAGCTCAGGGTGATGAATCGTTCTGAGGGTGATGTTTCTCTCAATAAGCATGTAGCTGAGTGGATACCTGATACTGAACAGGATGACACTGAACAAAAGGATAGTGACACATGAGCAAATTGTCAGTATAATGACACCGTTTATCCACATCAGGAGACACGATGAGCGAATTCAAAACAGGTGACACACCTCGCCACATGAGAGCGCTTGCACCTCGATTCGGCTCTCGTGGTATCTCAGGCACTCAGCTCAGTTACGGGACTATTGCCAAAGAGTCAAACGCTCAGCTGACCGGCCTCAACTGGGTTCAAGAGGCTGAAGAGATGCTAAGGACTGACCCCATCGTGAGGCGGTCGTGGCATATGCTCAGGCAGACTCTACTATCAGCGACATGGCGCTTTGAGCCTGGTGTTGAGGGTGATCTCATGGCTGAAGAGCTCGCGCGCTATGCTAATGAGTGTTGGGGATTTGATGGTCACTCAGGTCAGATGATCACCTCTTGGGAAGATCAGCTCAGCTATCTATGGGAGTTTGTCCCCGTTGGGTATCGTTACGCCGAAGAGATTTACAGAGTAGGCCCTGACTCAACAGGCAAAGTGAGAGTTTGGCTCAGTCACTACGCGGATCGAGAGCCAAGCGCCCATAGCCGTTGGTTGAGCCGAGATGACCAACATCTTGACGGCGTGCTTCAGAATATGGTGGGTGGTGGTAAAACGCCCGAACCCATCCCGGCTAATAAGCTGTTGCTCCTCACCCTCAATCGCACCGGCTCAAATTTCGAGGGCGTTGGCATGCTCCGCCCTGTTTGGTGGTGGTGGCGTACTAAGCAGCGCGTATCTAATCTTATGTGCGTGGGTCTTGATCGTTGGGCTGTGCCTACTCCAAAGGTGGTGGTCGATCGCGCAGTAGCTGAGCAGATCGGCTTAACCGATGGTGACATTGACGCGATGATCGATGATGCAGAGGCTCAGGCTCAGGCGTTCATCTCAGCCGAGCAAAGCTATCTGGTGGAGAACTCAGCGGTAAAATTCGACACATACGCAGCTCAACCGAATCTCTACGCAGATGGCCCGATCAACATTATCACTAAATGTGATTCTCAGATCGCGGCGGCGTTTCTGTCTCAGTTTGCAGACTTGGGTAACACCGAAACAGGAGCGCGCTCGGTCGGTGAGATTCACCTTTCTGTATTCCGTCGAGCCGCTATCAATCTTTGTGACCTTGTGGCCGCTCAGGTGAGCGGTGTTGATCGTCGCGGTGGTGGAACTATCGGCAGACTCATCAGGTGGAATTATGGAGCGGTCGACCCCTCCAAGCTTCCAAAGCTCACCCACACAGGCTTAGATACTGATGACTTGGCAGACTCTCTTCAAATGCTCCCAGGTCTAGTGCAAGCAGGTCTCATTACTCCTGACGATGAGCTTGAGCGTGTGATCAGGGCTAAGCTCGGCGCGGGAGATCTACCCGAGGACGCTCAACGCGATCCTATGACAAGAGTCACATCATCAGGTAGTGGTGGCGGCGGTGTCAGTGCTTTAGCTGAACAACTCATACAGAGGAGGCGGCGTAATGGTTAAGGCTATTAAACTGAGAACCAAGGCGCAGACTCCTGCGAAACCCTCAGAGCGTGTGACCGGCTCGAAGCGCAACCCAAAAGGCTCAGCTAGTGGCTCACGTGGAGGAATAGAGATCGGTGCTCAAGCGCTCAAGGCTCTAGAAAACGCTCGCGATAAGCACAACGCCAAATACACCAAGAAATCACGCCGCGTCGACCTTGGCACACTCAAAGCAGTGTTCAGACGTGGAGCCGGTGCTTTCTCTGTTAGCCATCGGCCAGGCATGACACGTAATCAATGGGCGCTCGCTCGCGTAAACACGTTTCTCAAATTGGTCGGAACGGGTCAGCGCAAGAAGGCATACAACACAGATCTCGACTTGCTACCCAAAGGCCACCCACAGCGCACTGAGGCAGAGGCTAAGTCTGAGACCTATGCGCCCCAAAGATATTCCCATATTGATTTCACACCGCCTCAAGGCGTTCGTGATGCAGGTCGGCGAGCGCTAGAGGTTAGAGCAGACAAGCCGCCATC